ATTGCCTAATCGTATTAGGTTTCCATTCCTAAACCAGTCTGCCTGTTTAATGCCTATAACTACTTTGTATTTGTATAGGCCGTTAAATTTCTTAGCCGTGAATTTCAGAGGAACTGTCCGTGGTAATTTCATTTGTATCTACCTTAATTTTAGATTTAACTGTTAATAAAATGTTATTGTCGGCTACACCAATATTTAAAATGCCTCCTTCACGTAGGTCTCCAAATAACATACGTTTAGCCAATGGACGTTTAATTTCCTTATCTATTACACGATGTAAAGGTCTTGCGCCCATTTTGCTGTCAAACCCTTTGTCAACTAACCAATCGATAGCTTCATCGGTAATTTTAATCTTAATCTTCTTATTCTTAACCTGCTCTTTAACTTCTAGCATAAACTTACCTACAATTTTGATCATTGTTTCTTTGCTTAGTTTGCCAAAAGTAATAACCCCGTCTAGCCTATTTCTAAACTCTGGTGGAAAGAATTTTTTAAGTTCTTTGTCTTCATATTCACGCTCTTGACTTCCGAATCCGATTTGATTCTTTTCAGCATCCTTGGCTCCAGCATTGGTAGTAAGAATTAACACAATATTACGACAGTCTGCCACTTTACCATTACTACCAGTCACTGTGCCATTATCCATAATCTGTAGCAAAATTGTGCTGACATCTGGATGGCTCTTTTCAATTTCATCTAACAATAATACACAGTTTGGTGTTTCTTGTAGTTTAGTAATAAGCAGTCCAGCATTTTCCTCAAAGCCCACATAGCCCGGAGGACTGCCGATCAGCTTGGCTACACTGTGCTTTTCCTGATATTCACTCATATCAAAGCGAACCAGTTTTACGCCTAAATGTTTGGCCAATGCCTTGGCTGTTTCAGTTTTACCTGTTCCTGTAGGTCCCATAAAAACAAAGCTACCAATAGGCTTGTTTTCTTGTTTTAATCCAGCACGACTAACTAGAATTTTGTCTACAATTTCGGTTACAGCAGTATCTTGTCCATACACTTCTTGGTTAATGTTTGATTCTAAGTTGGCTAGGCTATTGCTTTCTTGTTCTGCTATAACTTCTTCAGGCATTTGAATCATCTTGCTCAATTCAAACTCGATACCAACTTTGGTAACTACACGATCTTCTGCTAGTTTTAAGTTAAACCTGCTACAGGCACAGTCAATAAGGTCAATAGCCTTGTCTGGTAGTTTTTTATCTGTTTGATATTTTACACTTAGACTAACTGCGGCATCTAATGCTTCTTGTAAAATTTTAACATTATGAAACTTTTCATAATATTTTTTAACACCTTTTAAAATTTCTAGAGTCATTTCTGCTGTAGGCTCATCTACAGTGATACGTTGGAAACGACGCATTAGAGCACGATCTTTTTCAAAGTGCTTGCGATATTCTTCCCAGGTTGTGCTGGCGATTACTTTAATATTACCTTTGCTTAGAGCGGGTTTCATCATATTAGCAAGGTCATTAGCGCTATTATTGGCAGCGCCTGCCCCACTGATCATATGTGCTTCATCAATGAATAATACAGTTTTGCCACGTTTCTCTAATGCCTTGAGCACTAGCTTAAAGCGTTCTTCAAAGTCTCCACGATATTTGCTACCTGCCAGCATACTGCTTATGTCTAAGTTATACACAGTATATTCTTTTAAGAATTCTGGAACACTACCTTTTACAATGTTAAATGCAAGTCCTTCAGCGATAGCAGTTTTACCCACACCTGGATCACCTACTAGGATAACATTGTTTTTGCTGCGACGACCTAGTGCTAATGCAATATTTTCTAGTTCATCAATACGCCCGATAACCGGATCAATTTTTTCTTTTTTAACACTATCGTTTAAGTTTGTAGTAAATGCTCTCAATGCTCTGTCCGCTTGTCCGCTGCCGCTTTCTTCTTCCTCTTGCTCACTCACTTCACTACTTAAATATTCTGCAAATTTTTCTTTATCAATTTCTGCCTGTTGTATATAATATACAGCGAATGATTTTTTCTCACCCATCATACTTAAAAATACATCGGTAGGCTCAATTTTTTGGCGACCGTTAAATAAAACCTGTGTAAATGCGCGATTAAGTACACGTTCTACTGCCTGTGTTTTACGTGGCTTAACCTCTTCCTCGCAAACAATTTCTGTTAATTTTGTTTTTAAGTAATGTTCTAATGTTTTTTTAAGGAATTCTGCGTCAGCTCCATATCCATTCACGCATTTGTAAAAGCTTTCTTCGCACAGCATAGCAAAGAGCAAATGCTCTAGTGTTAAATATTCGTGTTTAAGTTTTTTTGCTACATCAATCGCTTTTTCAAACACTAGCTGTAATTCGCTGCTGGGTTCTACCATTTAATTTCCTTTGTCTTTTTTGTGCCAATTCTAATTTTAGTTTACTCATACCATCGGTAAAACAGATACCATTAAGATGGTCTAGTTCGTGTAAAAAACATCTAGCGTCAACATCCTTTAACTCGATTATATACTCTTTATTATCTCTGTCAAGAAACTGAACAACCACATTTCTAGGTCTTTTTACTGCTAAGAATAAGTTTGGAAAGCTCAGACATCCTTCGTAGTCCTGTATTAATTCTTCGTCTTTCGCTAACAAAATAGGATTGAATAAAGCGAATGGAGTATTTACACCGTCTAAATGTTCACTTTTCATTACAAACACTCTAGCTTCAATGCCAACCTGGCTAGCTGCTAATCCTCTTCCATTTGATTCGATCATAAGTTGTATCATTTGTTCTTCTAAATCCTTTGGGTCCATTATAGGATTTTTAAAGTCAAATTCTGCTAATTTTTTTTGCAATATAGGGTTAGGACTTTTGATTAATTCTAGCATATAAGTTTTCTAAATCTTTAATTATTAATGGATCAGTTACTGCCGGCATATTAATTTTTACTTTGATATACATAGTACCGGGTTTTCCTGTATTAATGTCTTTGAATCCTTTACCTGAAGCTGCAAATTCAGTGCCATCGTTAACTCCAGGGCGTATGTTAATGGTAAGCTTTGATCCGTCTAAATGTGTAACTTCTTTTTGGCAACCTATCATTGATTCTAGTGCAGTTAGGTTTAGTGTAGTCCATAAATCATTGTTGATACGTTCGTATTCTTCATCTGGATCTATTAATATTTGAACATTAAGGTTTCCTCTAGGAATATTCGGAATGCTATCATCACCTAGACCGCCGTATCTTACAGTTTGTCCGTGATTAATTCCTGGAGGAATATCTACTATAGCAGTTTGACTTCTTCCATTAGGCAAATTATACCTTGCTTCTATTTGTGTTCCTAAATAGCTTTGTTTTAAGGTAATACCAATTCTTATTGTAAGATCTCTATTACGTTTAATTTGCTGGCTGAACCCTGATCCAAACTGAGGACCGTTAGGACCAAAGTGAAAACTAAACATTTCATGCATATGATCAAACGGATTACCTCTTTGACTAGATCCAAATGGATTAAATCCTCCATTTTTTCTAGCATCGTATTCTGCTTTTTTTTGAGGGTCGCTTAATGTATCGTAGGCCTGAGATATTTCTTGAAACTTTTTTGTATCACCTCCGCGATCAGGATGATTTTTCATAGCAAGTTTTTTATATGCTATTTTTATTTCATCCTGACTAGCCGATTCTGTTATTCCTAAAGTTTGATAGTAGTCCATAGTGCTATTATATAGCAATACTCCTTGCTTGTCAATCTAACTCTGGGTGGTCATCTTCCAAAGGTGGTCTGCTTGGCTGCGGTGGAGCAAAAGCCATTGGGGCAGGTTGGGCTGGATCAGCACCTGCCACTGCCACGCCTGCGGCTGCTCCTACTGCTAATCCGCCCATTGCTGCCGCAGGCGCATTAAAATTTCCGGGCGGTCTCGCCGGTGCTCCAAAGCCACTTGGCGCTGCTCCGAAATTACTTGGTGGTGCTCCAAACTGACTTGGCTGTCCAAAGCTTGGTGCTGGTGCTCCGAAGTTACTTGGTGGTGGCTGCATACCACCATTGTTAGCACCTGCTAGCTTTTCCTGTGTGCGGCCAAATGCTGCTAGTCCAAGAACTGCACCCATTGCAATGTGATACAATCCTGCACCTTGCAATGTTAATGGTTGCCATTGAGTAACCTGTATGCCTTTTATGCTTTGTAATAAACTCCATAGTATAGGAAATATTACAAAGTCAAAAGTACAAGTTGCCATATAAAGCCATCCCATCATAGGACGCCATTTGGCATTCATCCAATCTTCTTTCTTCTTTTCACTAGCACTCATTTTATCATATTCTTCAGATGTGGCCATTATTCGCTCCTAATTACCATAACAATAATGCGCCCTGCGCACTGAGTAATATACCTGCTCCTGCTACCACAAAGCTGCTCCAAAATAACGGCATACTTACTGCTAATATACTAGCACTAAGAACTACAATGCTTAATTGATAGGCTGTGCTGGCATAGCTGATCCAAGGACTACGCTTTTTAGCTTCGTCACGCTCTGCTTCAAGTGCTTTGGCCTTTTCCATAATTTCTTTTTTATCATCGCTCATACGCTTGGCTTCAGCTTCGAATTTTTCTTTATTTTCTGGTAGTCTAGTATCCATAGCACTAGTGGTATATAATACTTCACGCATATTTTTAGCCTGATACCACGCCCATTGATTGTTAGCACTAATAGTGTTATTCAATACTGTAGAACTTAGCTTACCTCCATACCAAGCATTAATTGCCAGCATTAGGGCAAACACATTGATAACCAAACCTGCTTTGTCTTTAATTTTTGCTTCACGCTCACTGCGACTGCCTGGTGCTGGTTTAGGAGCATTTGGATCTTTAGGCTCCTTCGTGAAAAGTTTCAATACCGTATCTACTACGCTCATATTCGCTCCTTTATGTGCTATTATTTAACTTGATCGTATAATTCTTTTTGACGCTTATACCAATCATTCCATCCGTCATTTTTAAGACTACATTGATAATACAGTGTGTAATTTTCTACTACTGCTCTTAGTAAATCTTGAACAGCCACTTTATCGCCTTCAATCTTTTTAAGATCAGGACAGGGTTCTGTAAGTTCTTTAATAGGTTCAGGGAACGGTGGCTTAAGAGTAATTATTTTTGGTTTTAACAAACCACAACTACTAATAACTAGAGCAAGACAAAGTATAAGTAAGGTTCTCATTTTTTGTCTCCTTCTGGTTTAGCTGCTGCTTTATTGTGTGCGTCTACTATAACAGGAGGTAAGCTACATTGTGAAGCACGTTTAAGTTCTTCAATTTCAGCTTCATAGGCCTTACGCTTTTCTTCGCTCATATCTTTTGTGATTTCTTTTATACGTTCTGGTCCAGGAACTTCAATTGTTTTAATTATATCTTTACCACGCTTTTCAATGACCTTGGTTTTTTCAACAATTCTTTCTTGTATTTCTACATTAGTGCTAGCACTTTGGTCTTTATATTTGTTTATAACTGCTTCTAGCCTAGTTTTTTCCTCTTCATACATTTTTTCATTGTATAGTAGGCCTTCTACAAATACTCCAATTACCAAGCAGATAACGCTTATAATATAAATTGGAATGCGATATAAGGAAACCATAGGAATACGTTTGAGTATCCAAGCTACTAATATTCCTACTATACCTACGGTTAGTATTAATGTCCAAAACCAGTCAGGTAGTAGGCTTAACATCCATACTATTTGAAACATTATATTTTCTCCAATGCTACAGCATAGCCGTTATTTTCAAAAACAAACTGATTCCCTACTTTTGTAATATTATAGTTTCCAATATACTTGGTTAAAAACATAACTTCACTTATATCTTTGTGTTCAAGCATAATCGGACCTTTGATATTTTCGTAAACACGATGTTTAGGTCCACTGTCTTTAATTGTCATTCGTAATGGATCAAAGTATGATTTTTGAAATACAATATCATCGTTTTCTGTGTTGATGCTTTCTAAATAGCTATTACTAAAAAAGTTACTGAAATTTTTAATATGATTTTCCTGTATGCTTGTTAGATATGTTTGTTTATTATTTGGTATAACTTCTCGTAATGATTCAATGGTAGCTGGCAAGCTTTTAAAATCTTTATAATATCTAAATTTAAATCCATCAATTTCTGCCAAAAGTTTAATACCGTTTAATAGTTCGTCAATCTGTTCTGCCACTCTTCTATTGCGTTCAATTTCCACGAAGACTTTATATTTTCCGTTATCTAATTCGCCTGGACTGTGATCTGCGTCCAAAACAAAATCAAATCCACGTTCGCAAAATCTAACTAAATCTTCTGCTGGATCTTTGCTTTCTACAGTAAAACTTAAGACTACGACGTCTTGGTCCGAGCCCATTTTACTAGCATAACTATCTATCTCAAAAATATTATTAACTAGCTTTTTAAGGTCCCCGGCTAGTAGTTCTTCATTAAGCTGTTGGTGCGGCACTTGGTGCTCCTCCTAAGGGTGATGCTGGAGCGGCAGGTGCAGCTGGCATAGCTCCAGGTGGCGCCATAGCTGCGCCTTGGTCTGAAACTGCTGCGGGTGCTGCTTGTGCTTTATCGCCCCGATCAATGCCCATTGTTTCACGTAGTCTAGACATATAACCGTTAAACGTATCTTCAACTAATTTGCGGGGCATACTAATTTCTACTATCCAAATAGGAACCTGATCTATCTTACCTTTACGTGTTCCTGGTCTAAAATCATCTGGACTTTTGATTTTCCTTGGTTCTAGTAAATTACTTTTTTCGTATTTGACCTGACACCCATATTCTAATAAACGTTTTGCCGCCATCGGATCAGGCATTTTATCCTGCGGCCACATAAAGCTGGCACGAACCCAGTGGCGATCTATAACAGGGCCAGAGGCTAATTCCCCGTCTAACCAGTTTTTATAAACATACATATTCATCTCACTTAGCACTCTTTCAAAATCTTTCAGAGCAGAAAGTGCTGAATTTGAGTTATAAATGGATTCAACGTTTTTAATTACTTCAAGAATATCACGCATTATATTTTCCAGAATAAGCTATTCTTATTTAGCAGGTTATAATCTATATATAACTGCTTTATCGGCTAACCAAAATAGTAAATAGAGTTGTAGGACCTCTGTAGAGATTAGGCGGTCACTACAAGTCCTACTTTACCAAAAGTGGGAGAACTTAATGAGTAAAAGAGTGAAGAAGCGTTTTAATAGTAATGTAAACGTAATTGATTTTCATACATACCTTCCAGCGAAAAAGCATCGCGTAGATGTTAATCCTCGCAATAAAAACCAACAACTATACCTACAGCAACTACAAAATGACGATAAGAGCATAGTCATAGCAGTAGGACCAGCAGGCACAGGCAAAACTATGTTAGCTGTTCAATACGGTATACGTATGTTTCAAGAAGGCAAAGTAGACAAAATCATAATCACTAGACCCGCCGTGAGTGTAGATGAAGACCTAGGATTTTTGCCAGGAACCTTACAAGAAAAAATGGCTCCTTGGACAAGACCTATATTTGACGTATTAGGAGAATATTATAGTCAAAAAGACATTGAAAATATGTTACAAGAAGGCGTAGTAGAAATTAGTCCATTAGCGTATATGAGAGGCCGCACATTTAAGAGTTCTTATATCATAGCTGATGAGATGCAAAATGCTACTCCTAATCAAATGAAAATGCTATTAACAAGGCTTGGGGATTTCAGTAAAATGGTAGTTACTGGAGATTTAAACCAAGCAGATAGATTAAAAGACAACGGTCTGATTAATTTTATTGAGTTGTTAAGAGAGTATAAGCAAACCGATTATCTTGCTGTTGTGCAGTTTGATCATAATGATATTGAACGACATCATGCTGTTAAGGAGATCCTAGCAATTTACGGAGATTAAAAATAAACTGCTTGGGCGTTTACCGCCCAAGTATATTATCTAGATGTGACTAAGCCTAATCATTGTTGCTGCTAGATTGATTTCTGGATCATTCACTAGTGTATGATCTACCAATCCTTGTTTAATGATTAAAATGGCTTTTTCTTGTCGCTGTTCGTCGCCAAAAAGTTCAACATTATCGTAAAGCCAACGATAAATTTCTTCCATTTCTTCCGGTCTAGCTTGGCTACAAACTAATTTACGGGCTTCGCTTATTTTTCCTTTTTTGAACAAGTCTATCATTTCTATGTGATAATCACTAGTGGCATCGTTAGAGTCTGTACCGTGTAACTTACCGTCTATACTGTTCATTTGTACACTGTTAATACATTTTCTGAGATCTGGGTAAGTAGCTCGCACATATGTATCTAATGTGTCTAAATCAAAGTCAATGTTTTCTTCTACAAGTATAGTTGCGACTCGAGCAGTAAATTCATTAGCGTCGGTTTTTTCAATATGAATTTTCTGACATCTGCTGTGTAAAGGTGGAATAATACGATTAGGGTAATTACAGGTTAAAATAAATCTTACTGTTTGACTGTACTGTTCCATAAGATTACGCATAGCTGGTTGTACACTTTGTGCATTAAGGTAGTCTGCCTCATCGATCACAACAACTTTGAATTCTCCAAATGGGATCGTTTGACAAAATCCTTCTAGCTTATCTCGTAACCAATCAATTTTCCGACCGTCCTTACTGCCGTTTACAAACATAACATCTGTGTCTTGTACGTTCAGCTGGTTCACTAGTATTTTAGCCAGTGTAGTCTTTCCTATTCCTGCATTTCCGCTGAACATAAGTTGAGGAATGCTACCTTCCTCGATCCATTTCTCTATTTGGGCACGTTGGGTTTCATCCCGGAATACATATCCGTCCAAGGTGGTAGGTCTGTATTTCTCTGTCCAGAGCTCTTTCATTATTACCTCTTAAAAAAATTAATTATTGCTTGTATAAGATTATAAAATCGTAAGTGATAAATGTCAATACTAGGAGGATGATGTGGACATCTGCCTTGTCTAAAGTCGCAAGAAATTGAGTATTCTTTACGGCAGATGTCACATTTCATTTAAAAATGGGGCAAGATTAGGAGGTTGCCATCCGTCTGGTTTAAGAACTTTTCCGTCTTCTCGTTTACGTACTTTTCCTGTTAGATCATCGATTTTAGCAAAATTTGTACGCATAACTTCATTCCAAGCACCTTCACCGTCGGCACCCATGCTATGTATGGCTCCAATAGTTACTACTAAAATATCAGTTAATGCATCAAGTTGTTCTTCTTGACATCTGGCATCGTCCAATTCTTTAACTTCTTCCTTTATGAGATTTTTATAAAGAATAAATTGGCCGGAATTTATTTCGCCTACGGTTTGATCGCAGGCCGTCATGAATTTAGCCTGGTCCTTAAATGGGTTAGTCATTGTACTAAAATATCCTCTGGTCGCTCGTCTGCGGAAAGTAAAATATCATCAGGATCAATACGCCTTACCGTAAAAACTTCTTCCCCATCTTCAAGCTGAACTCCTCGGGTCCATCGCCCGTGCATAACATATACCCATTCACCTTCTTTTACTGTGTGTTGTTCAGGGCCAATGGCATATACTTTTGCCCACCTTGGTTTAATACCTGTAGTTTTGCCATCTTGGCTTGGAATATAAATTCCTGATGTAAGTCGTATTCCTTCTGAGTCTAAGTCTCTAACAAGAATAGCATCTCTTAAAGGACGTAATTTTACTTTTTTAAGAGTATCAAAACCCATATTATTTCATATCCTTATTATCTGTATGATATTCAACACTAGATTCTTCACGCTTTTTAATTACTTTGCCTCCAGGACCAATTTCATCCCCTCTTGCATTCATTCTAGCATTTCCTACAGCTAGTGTAGATTCATGTTTCATTCTTAATTTATCTAGATCAATTTCTTTACCCTGCATTGTTTTATAAGGGCTGCGTTGTTGTACTTTATTAACCATATTAATCTCCTAATAAGTTTATACTTATCTTAAAAATTCACGCCAGTCTAAATTATATTTGATAGAATCGATTTTATGCACGCCTAGTAAAAATAACACATAGCTAGAAACACTGCTTCCACGTCCTACTCCCCAAACTATATTATTACTTCTAGCTGTATCTACAAAATATTTTAACCAGCGTAGTAAATCTAGCATATTTCGTTGTTTAAATTCTGCTAGCTCTTCTTCTACTCTAGAATGTTCCGGATCCCACGGCGGGCACAGCTTAAATATTTCAGTTTCTATATCTAAGTTTTTATACTTTTCAGGCATAAACCAGTTGTTTTGTTTTAATCGATCAAAATCTTTTATGCTTATATCTTGCTCTTCATAAAAGTTTAAAGGTAAATTAACGGTTTCTTTATTTTTTTCTACTTGTATATTATCAAGCTCGTTTAGTTTGCCTTGGTACAGTAAACTAAAAATATCATTTGCTTCAAATATTGGCTGACCATATTGATCTTTTTTCATATCAACATTTTAGTTTACATTGATGAGTTTGTCAAGTCCCTTATCCATATTTTGGCGTTGTTGTTCCCAGGTCTTAGCTCTTCTAGATTGTAGTTCTTGATTATACCCTTCTAATAAAACAGCTACCTGTTGCTGTAGCATAGGGTTTCTACTTTGCCAATATTTTCGGCTTAAACTCAATATTTTAGCTTCTAGCTCTGCATCTTTAAGTTTCGTCATATCTTCAGCAAGTGGATGAATCATGACTGGAATGTCCCTAAGTATTTCATCAAAATATCACTAGCACCTACTCGCCAAAACTCTAAAACAGTTGGTTTATTTACTGTTAAGGTAACCTTTTGAGTTCCGCCACTTACGCCTGCACTTATCTGTCCACTGTCATCTCGTTTAATTACTATACCGCCTTGTCCTTGAAAAGTAACTTGATTGCCAGTTTGTCCATTTAATTCTATTCTTATTTTAAATTCTTTAATGCTAGTACCGGTAGTAGGCCAGTCTGTCAAGTTAAAAGTTACATTACCGTTTATACTATTAATTATAAAATAACTAGCTAGTATAACGCTTAGGTCACCTCCTGCACCTGATACAGAATTATTAACTACACCATATAGTTTGTTTGTAAAAGCATTACTAATGATACTACCATTAAAATCTGTATCTGTATTAGTTTTTGCTGTATGTGATTGTAAAGCTGTAATTTCTACATCTGCTTGGTTAAATGCCGATTGTATAGCTGCAAAATTTAACCTAAACTTTACAGTATCGTTATCTTGCCCTGCAACTGGATAATTTGCATCGTAGTTTGTAAGTTGTTCATTAACCTGACTTGTCATGATATTGTATTCCTGTCATTTTTAAATACGAGATATTTATCGGAGCTGTAGCCAGTTACGCTGTCGATTATATATCTATCTATTTCGTAGTCAACAATTTTAAAATTAAAACCGCTATTTTTTATATTAAGTAAAATGTCTTTTGAATATCCTGGTAAACAGTAACATATAGGAACAGCAGTTTGATAATCTAGTTCTACTACACTTCCGTCTTGCACTGTTCTCATCCATAGTGGTAAGTAATTTCTATCTCTTAGTCCTAAAGTTCTTATTCTTTTACGCCATAGACTAATACTAGCAGGAGATTTCCAAGCTGTATAGCTATCTCCTGCGAAAATGAAATCACTATCCGCAGGAGCATAAAGTGGATTTGGTGGTTGCCAATACGGGTTAATTTGGTTAAATGGTCCTGTATTATAACTATTATTTTGATCTACAGTTATCCCTAAATTAGTATTACTTGTTTTTATGTTAAACGGTAAAACTTTTTTATTTGGCTCTAAAGGATCTATAACTTCAACATATATAACTTCGTAAACAATTGTATCAGTTCCAGTTAATTGTGCCTTTGCAGTTTTGATATCACCTAGTATTAAACGTTTTCTTCGATGATTTTTTAACATCATTGAAGCAATAATATTAGCGGGTTTAGTTTCTATTCCTGCATAAACTAGCATCTTTAATTCTTTTTGTACTCCAAAGTTTGGATCATCTGGTCTATAAATGTATTCTGGAGTAAAAATTTCTGTATTTACTAAAAATGATTTTAGGGTATTTCTTTGGTCTAATTTTAAGAATGGTTTTACTGTAAGGTTACTATATAATTCTTGATTTGGTGTAGTTACCTCAAGGGTGAATTCCTTATCTACACTATCAAAATTTATAACATCTGTGGCCGTTATTACAAATTTATATTTTTTATCAAATGTCGTTTCTGCATTATCGAATGTTGTTTCTGTATCATCAAAAGTTACCAGGCCTGGGTTGCCAACAGATCCGTATTGATTAACTTTTCCTATAAGTTCTCCATTAAGATTTAGGCTAATACCGGGAGGAAGGCTTCCGGACTTTAAGCTATAAATCAAACTTGTATTAGGGATAGTAGTAGATGCATTTACAAATAAGTTACAAATAAGATTAGCAGCTATTTGTCCTAAATTAGAATCAGAATTCCAAGTTATAACACTATCAACTGTACCTAACATTGTTACTGTAAAGGTTCTACGACTTCTACCAATTTCTATATGATCTGATTGAAACTCCATCCTATAAGCTATAGCAGTAAAATTATAAGTTTGACTAATGCTTGTTTGATAAGGTACTACACCGAAAACTTCTCCGTTTCCAACATCAAAAAGCATTCCTGGAGGAAGTTGGCTTAATGTGCCTATTCCTATACTTGTATTTGTAGGAATGGTTATTGTTAAGCTAGGATAGATTGTTAAAACATACTCGGTGCTAGTAATAGTTTGTATATTAGTAATGTTATATATTGTATTATCTGCAATAATAGATATAATAGGATCTGTTCCATTATCTGGAATGATATATTTTTCTACATAATTTTTTAAGTAAATTTTATCACTTAGTAATGGTGCGCCAGACGTTTTTTTAATTCTTATAATATTTGTTCCTAACCTATTTTCTTGATTATTATTAGGCGTAGCTATAGCCTGTATTCGAGGATTTACTTTATCTAATTCATAGGCTATTGGGTTAGGATTCTTATCATCGTAAACATCTAATTTAAATATATGGTAATTGCTTGCTCTTTTGATTCCTAAGTTTTTAGGAGTGGTCCATATAGGTGCTCTTACAAAGCTTGCATCTGAAGTAAATGTGCCTGCATTTTGATTATTAATACCAGTAGTATCTGCTTTAAAATAGTCGTCGCCTACCACATAAATTTTAAAAGTTCTATTAACACTGCTATCCCCATCGCTCACTTTAACTGTAAATTCATAGAATCGATTAAGTTTTTTAGGAACAGTAGTAGGAGTATAAAAGTCAAAGGTAGTACTTTCATATAAAAAGCTGTCATAACCGTTAGTGCTAGTAACTCCAAAATCAAAAGCAATATAATCAAATATGTTTGAATCGTATCCTGCACTTTTAATATTAGTTGGTAGGGTTAGAGCAGGCTGAATGAATCCAACTATTCTACCAGATTCTGTTAAGATTAATCCTGGTGGAAGTTCCCCTTTCACTCTAGTATATTTTAACACCTGCCCTGCTGCTGTATCATTATCTATAGCTTCTAGTTGAAAATCAATATAAGTGCTGTCTAAAACATAGTATTGGTTGTTGTTTAAAATTGCTAAGGATGCGCCTGGTGTTTGCCATATAGGGTCATCTGATCCTTCAACTTTAAGATAAAAAGTTCTATCAGATATATCATTACCAAGTTTAGCTCTAATTACAAATTTATGATCAGTAGTTCTAGAAACTTCTCTGGCAGAACCAAATATTCTGCTATCTTTAATTCTTAACCCGTCTGGTAATTTTCCTGAAATTATACTGAATGATAGCAGTGAGCTATCATCGAAACTGTTAGGATAATTTATAGGTAATGGTATATCAACTAGTACATTTTCTTGAATAGTTGAAAATTTGTATCCTGATGATTGAGTCCAAATGTTAAGAGACATACTATGTTTCTATACTTAATATTGTTAAGGTGGTATTAATAGGAGTTGAATATCCTCCCTTATTTGTTATACGTAAGAAAATAGATGTAGTAGGAGTGCTTTCATTGTTAAACCCTACAACTACTGGACTTAAAATGTAAATCTGATTAGGTGTAGTTGTTATAACTTCTGCTATTAATCCGTTTCCCGCTGTTGCTGGAAATCCTTCTGCTCTCGCTGCATCCGCTGTTCTACTTGCTTGATCTGTATAAATTCTTACTCGTGCAGGTTCGTTAGTTTGTATTTTATATAATAAGTATCCCTTTGATGCTCCAGTAATATCTACGTTTTCAGAAGCACCGTCTGCTAGAGAGCTACTAGAGCCTACTACAGTAGTCCTTGAAAAGCTTGATCCGCCTCCACTAACTGTAGACCAACTAAGGCTTCCTGATCCATCTGTAGTTAAAACTTGCCCATTTAACCCATCGCCTGTAGGCCAGGCAAGGTTGTCTAAATATACTCTTCCTGTAGAATTGGCTGATATATAAAGGTTAGCATTAGAATTTACAGTGGCAATTCCGTTTTGACTCAGACGTACATCTCCGACAGTAAGACTGTGTCCGGTTAGAAGCGTAATATTTGTATTAGTAAAAGATGATAATTGATCTATTCTCCAAATACCTTCAGAACTTAATTCAGCTCTGGGCCCTATTGCCCCTGCTTGGTTTCTAGTCTCGAATATAAATTTTCCTGGAACTGATGTTCCTACAACCCCGTCTACTTGAACAGTCAAAGTAGCAGCAGCACTTCGTCCGCTTGAACCTTGTCCTATAAAATTTAAATCAGCTAGGTCGTCACCGTTTTGAACAGCTGTCAGTGCAGTAGACGTACCTCTTGTTCTATAAAGGTTAATATTGACTGCATCTTGTGTAGAATGGTGTTGAGCGAACGTGAGCCCTTGCCCAAATGTCGAACTATAACTATTTCTTACAATATACAAATTCCCATCATTTCCGCCATCTCTGCCAATGCTTACCAAATAAGTGGGAGCAATGTTTATTTGACCAGTTTTAGTGATATGTCCTGAACTATCAAATTCTAAAGTTCCGGGAAAATTTATAGATCCTCCTACCGGTAGAATATTAATGTCTCCTCCACTAGATACAATATTATGACCGTTAATATCTAGGTTGCCACCGAGTTGCGGAGTAGTGTCTTGGACAATATCGGTTATGGCTGATCCACCTGTGTCAACAGCTATTCCACCAGGAATGGATCCATCTCCGACATATAACTTTTTAGTATCTGTGGTATAAATTAATTCTCCTTCTGCGGGAGTTATACCAATCCTTTGTGCGTCAGTTCCTCTTCTAAGTTTCAAAGACATTTTAATTTCCTAATTATATTGTTCCTAAATCTAATGTAAATCCAGATGGGCTTGTAAACGACCCGAAATCTAAGTCACCACCGCTACCCCCTGTTATTGTAGTAAAAGAAAATACACCGCTTCCATTAGTAGTTAGCACCTGACCATTAGCCCCGTCAGTAATACCAAAGTTTAGTATGCTTGTTGGTTTATTATTTAGATCATTATAACTACCACTTGTTGCTACAGTTGCTAAAGAACTTATATTTGCTTTAAGTCCTAATTGTGTGTTTACATATGTTGTAGTAGCATAACTGCTAAGATCAGGGCCTGCATATCCTATAATCCCTGTAGCGGAACTATAACTTAATACTCCTGAAACTGATATGGCATTTCTTACTCTATCCACAGTATGATATAAATTACTACCCTCTGATATGTTACTAGTTGTCTTAGTTGCTAATCTAGTATCAAAATCAGTATTTGCTCTAGTAGTAGTATAGTATAAATTACTACCCTCTGATAAGTTACTAGTTGTCTTAGTTGCTAATCTAGTATCAAAATCAGTATTTGCTCTAGTAGTAGTATAGTATAAATTACTACCCTCTGATAGATTAGTTGTAGTTTTCGCTGCAAATGCGTTATCAAAACGACCCTGTGTATAGTATTGATTATTACTACCTTCAGG